CAGCGTTCGGCATCAGAGCCGACACCAACGGGCTCACCATCAGGTTCTCAGCGAACTCGTCAGAGGCACCAAACTGTTTCGCCATCCCCCCGACAGCGGCTTCTGCGGCCTGGCCAATAAACGGTGCATGGTGCAAGGTCCGTATGGCCGGTGCGTTAGGTCCGCCGAACTCGCCCAACGACAGGCCGTATGCGAACAGGTTTGACCGGCGCATCTTCCCCAGGATCGGCAAGTAGGCCTCGTACTTCTCATGGAGGTCGTACTTCTCGTCCATCAGTTCGTAGGTTTTCATCATGTCGTGCAGGATCACCGCACGGCTGTAGTCCTCCGTCATGTATTGGGCGAAGTGCCCCACTGTCTTCTTCATAAACGAGAACGGGAAGAACACCATGTTGACCGACTGTTCAGCCGCTGACCGACCAGTCAGTCCGTAGGTGTAGATGCTTCGTGCGGCGTCGTAGGCGTCGTCAGGTTTCACCCCGGCCTGTAGCAACTGGCCGTAGGTGGATGCCATCCACGACTGCGGGGAGAACCCCATGATTCCTACTGATGTGAACCAGCGGCTCATGTTGTCGATGTTTTCCCAATCGAAATCCCCCCGGCCTTTCGCCTGGGTCATAAATGACGACCGGACACGGGACCATTCGGTGTTAGCCGCTGCCGCCGCTGATATTTCATCCATGCCCCGTTGACGGAATCCCTTTGACAGGGCCCGGCGGAACGCCGTTGGCGACTGGTTCAGTTTCATGCCCTTGGCGACATCGCTGCCGACAACCTGCGACAGGGTTAGGGCCTCTGCGTAACGGCTCATGTCGAAGATCGGAGACAGCGAGAACCGCAGGTAGTCCCGCATGTTCACATAGGCGTCACCCATGTATGCGTATTTCTGCCAATCGGTTTGGCTGAACAAAGCCTGAGGGTTCCTGAACGGCATGGCCTCCCAGGCTTTACCCACCCCGGACTTGTCACGAAGACGGTTGATGTCTACGGCTTCTCCTGCGGCGGTCTGCCCAACAGAAGCCCAGCGGGAAACCTCTGGGGTCAGGCCCATCAACCGGCGGGCCAGAACCTTGGAGGCTGCGTTACCCATCAGGGCTGCCGGGATACCCGTGCCAAGCCCCCACTTCGGGGTGACTCTCATGCCGCCAGCGTCGAAACCCCATGCGTCGGGGTCTTGTTCTGACGCCATCGCTGTTGCGCCCGTCGCAGGCAACCAGGTACCCATCCAGGTCCCTGCCCGACCGCCGTAGGTGCGGCTCCACCCTCTCCGGTAACCGGATTCGGTAGCGAACCGTTTCATGTTCTCCGGCAAAGTACGGAACAACGTGAACAGGCCCTTGACCCCGTCGCCTTCCTGGCGCATGAAATCGCCCGCCCGGTGCTTCCCCAGGGTTTGGGTCAACTCCAGCAGGTTCGGCCTGGACCGCAAGTGGTCCTCCAAGTGGGCCAGCCCCCGAACCCACATTCCGTCCTGGAGTTTCCGGGCCTTCTTCAACCCCTCCCAGATGGCGTGGAACTCCTCCTCCGTATACCCCAACTGGCCGATTCGGGCCTTCATCTGCTTGTACGGGAGCGTCGCCAAATCAGGCACCGAATAAGGGGTGCGGGAGGCCTTCAACCTGGTACCCACCTTGGTGCCAATAGCGGTCTCCAGGCCCAACTCCACCCTGTCTAATGCCGCCTGGTTCTCCATGTTGATTTCCCTGACAACCGTCCACAACCTGTCGATGATCTGCTGCACACCGTTGCTGTTCGGGTCCCCTGAAGCGAACTCGTCACTGATCCCCGTAGCGGCCTTCACCCTCTGCTGCCCCTTGTAGACCGCCGGGGAGGGTGTCGGGACCATGGCAGCGTGAGATGCCAAAGCCCCCGCCAGAGTCGATTTCGTTGTCCTCATCCGAAGGTTGCTCAACCAGTAAGGGTTCTGACGGCTCAACCCCAATGTCAACTTGCTGGTGAGGTGCGACTGGTGAAGCCCCAGTTCTGGCATCAGGTTCCCCAACTTGCGGGGGTCGGTGAACGACACCCCGTGGACAACCTTGTACCCCTTGTCCGCCATGGACTGCACAAATGCGTTGTCCAGGGTGCTGGGGTCTATTTCAGCGGCCATCCAGTTTGATTCATTCTGCAACTGTTTGGCCCGCTTGCGGGCGGTTTCCACCGCATCGTGACCAGCGTCGGCCAACTCTTTCAACCCGAAACGGGCCACCCATTCGGGCGAGTTGGCGAACGTGGTCAGTTCCTCCACTAGAAAGTCTTCCAACCCTTGCAGGTTCAGTGGGCTGTCATCCCCCAAAGACATGACCGCTTCAGCCAGTTGACCAAACTTGCCCTGGTCCTTCTTCCCCCCGAAGGCCCTGGAAAGAACCCGTTCTCCACTAGCGACTTCGGCATCCATGGCCTGCTTGAGGAAGTTCGCAGCGGCCCGACGGCCAAGTTTGCCACCAGAGTTTTGCACCAGGTGAGCGACGGCTTCGTCAACAGCGCCGAACAGGCCGGAGGTCTTGAGCCTGCGGAGGGTTCGCAACATCCCATAGCGGTAGTTGATCTGCCCGGCAAACTCAATCGCTTCCTGCTTTGTGACAGTCCCCATTCGGGCCAAGTGGTACCGGCCCTTGCTCTGATCCAAAGCCCGAACCAGCGGGGCGTACATCCCCTTGTTGATCCACTCAATGTAGGAATAGTCACCGGCACTTTCGCCAAACAGGTGCCCGGCGTAGGGGCGGGGACGCAGCGGGTCGTCCTTGGCGAACGGGAACATCCCCAACCGTCGGTTGCCGTGCGACAGGGCCTTCAGGTACTGGGCCTGATCCATCCCCATCCGTGAGATTTCCTCCCCCAACTGGTCCGCTGCGGTCACATACTCGTTCCAATGGGAGAACCGATCTAGGAAGTCGTCGGTCAAAGCGTTGTGCAAGGCAGGCACTGTTGCGCTGTACCCCTTTGTCCGCATCGGGCGGACAGGGATCTGACCGATCTGTGGGATGATGCCGTGAAGTTCCGGTGCCAGGTTCGGGTTGCCGGACTCAAGGTTGTTGATCAGGTCGGCAATCGTTCCATCACGTTTCGCATTGTGGTTGTGAACCACGCCCTTCAATGCGCCCGTATCACCCAAGATTTCTGAATCCCACATCCACCGTGACTTGGCCGGATCCCACCGTCGGGCCGTACCCGCCTGGATCTCACCCCACGAATGCACCCGGTGCCTCCCCTCAAACGACGGGGGCATGGAGTGCTGGAAATCAGGGTTGTTGAAGAAGTCTTTGATGTCGTCCACGCTTCTGCCGTGGAACGCCGCATATTCCTCCAAGTCCAAATCCATTATCCGGGCGTCAACATCAGGGACCTCGCCTGGTCGTAACGTCCTCCAATGGTGGTAGTCCAAACTGTTGGGGTCCGGCTGGAAGATCAGACGGGCGTGCCCGGGCCCGACGTTCCCTCCCCGGGCCGCCGCTTCGGCGGAGGTCTCCAAGAACTGGTCCACCAACTTCGCTAGTTCATTCTGGACGATTGTGTCGTTGTCCAGGGCCTTAGCGCCTCGCTTCACAGACCCGCTGACTTCGATCTGGGCGGCTATTTCAGCCAGGTTCCCGTACATATCGTGCGGGTCCAGGTACCTTGTCTGCCCCTCCAACCAGGCTTTCACCGTGTTGTAAATCGGGTTCCTTGCGTAGTTCTCTGTTACCCCGCCGATCATGTTCGCCGCTTGTCGGGCGGCGTGTTCTATCCCAATCGAATACAAGGCGTGGACGTAAGCGGCTCCGAAGTCGTCGTCGGAACCGTTGAAGAAGACCTTGGACAGTGCCGCCCCTGGGCCTTCCGACTGGGCCATCGTTTCGTATTCAACAGCCAGGTCAGGGTCGTGGCGGCGAAGGAAGTCCAAAGAAGCCTCATGGAATGTGGCTACCGCCCGGCTTCCCATGTGCCCCTTAGCGGCCAGGTGCTTCCTGACCGGCGGGAGAACGTGGGCGGCAGCGTGCAAGGTCCGGTTCTTGATCATCCCGGCCCCCCGCATGACCGACTTGATTGTCCCCGGCTCAAACAGGGTGTACGGAGTGAACATCAGGTCAAACACCAGGTCCCCGGCGATGTTCGTCATGCTGCTGGGGTACAGGTACTGGTCTCTCAGTTCGGAGACAATCCCGACATCTTCCAGAGCGAACCCGCCGCCCCTGTCTTCCCTGTCGCCTGGCCTAACCGCTTCGATGCCTCGCAGACCCAGGCCGGTCTTCCATACGTTCTGAAAACCGACCTTTCCGGCCTGAACAGAACGGAGATTCCTCCACTGCTGCATCTTGGAACCCATCCAGACGGCCTGTTGCCCCAGGCTGCTGGCACCCCCGGCGGCTACGCCGGGTATGGCCTGGCCGACGGCTGCTGCCCCACGACCAACGACATTGCCGGTGTATTGCCCCCCGATGCCTCCAACCAGGTAGTTGGACAGGCCGGAAGGCTTGCTAAAGTTCGTGAGCCGGGTACCAGCAGCACCAGTCATGCCAGCGAACCCTGTCTCAAACCGTTGCGCCGGGGTCAACGCCCTCGCCAATGGTCCGACCCCCCTGGCCCGTCGGGCACCCTCAAGCCCTGTGGCCAACTTGGTGCCCCTGACCGCATTCGCACCCATCACCAGGCCCTTCACGCTGAGGTAGGTGTTCCCCACCCCAGACAAGATCAGGAACCAGTTCAAGGCCGGGACCAAGGCCTCATCTACAGGCCCGGTAACTACATCCATAGTGGACTTGGCTAAATCCACTGGGCTGAAGTCGTCTTCGTTCCATACAGAAGCAACATCCCCCCACCATCTGCGGGCCTTGTCATCCCAGTCCATGAACTCCCGGCCAATCTCGCCGTAGTCCCAGGCCAGGTCCGCTTCTATACCGGCCCTCGCCAAACCCGAAGGTGACAGCCAATCGTCAAAAATGTTTCCTGTCTCCCGGATAGACAGGGCCCCTTCCTCTCCCCCCATGAAGTCCCGCTGCATCCGATCCCGGGTCATGTCATAGTTGATGCTGTTGTATTCAGGCCTCCACCTGGGATCTATCAACTCTGCGTCGTCCATTTCGATGTACCCCTCTTGGACGGCACGACGCTTCCAATCCAGCACCGCCTGGTTGCTGGTCTCAGACACCTCCTGCGGCCTGGCCCCACCCTGGACAGCACTCATCCACCTGGTCAAGAACCTGGCCGCTGACTCCCCGCCAGGCTGGGCCGGGTCCATCAGCGGAACGTCTATCTGCTGCGGATCCACGGTCGACGGCAAACGAAGGGGCGACGGCAAAGGGGGCGCTGCGATTTCGCTAGCGGCCCCGTAGAGAAGCGATTCCAGGTTCTCCGACTTCATCCCCGGCAAGATCGCCAGGTCCAACATCACCTGTTCAGGCATCGGGGGCATGTCCCAAGACCCGTCGATATGACGCAGGGTTGTCAAGTTGCGGTCGATCTGTTCCAAACTCATTCTTCCGGCACCTCCAACCCCTTCTTCATACCCAGAAAGTCCCTCACCATCTCCGGTGTCACATCTTCACTAGGGGCGAAAACGACCCCGTTGTCTCCCCGCACAGGGTCAAAGTGCATCTCTGCCCCAGAAAAAATCTGGTCTGGTATCCCGTCAGGGAAAGCGTCGCAGGTCTGTTTCCCCTGCGGGTTCCCTAAACCAGGCTTCCAATACTTGCACAGGTGGCAGAGCCCTCCGACATCTCCGTAATCACGCATCAGGCAACGCCTTTAGGTCTTCTTTCGACCATACGACTTTACCCCTACGGCGACCGCTCTTACCCAGCCCCGACTCTTTCGTCAGGTATTCCAACCATGGGAGCATGCCACCCTCGTATTTTGGCGGAGGGATCAGCGTCTTCGACGGTGCGCCGGTTTGGGTGACCAGCCTCTGCCTCGTCAAGGCTTCCCGCTCCCACTGGCTCATTGCGGTGTCCCAGAACCCGATCTCTGTGGGGCCACCCCACGGGTGAGAGATCCCAGCCTCCGCCACCGTGGGTGTGTCCCCGATCATGGCAACACCAGCATCGGACTGGTACAGCAGATCCCATGCCATGTCCACGATTTCGATAGCCATTGGTGGGGCGTCCGGGCCCATGACCATCACCAAGTCGAACGATTCGGAAATCGTTTCGACCCAGGTCGTTGCGGCGTACCTACCCAACTGGCGTCGTACTTCTCCGACACCACCATGTCGGGCGATAACCCGGGCCAGTTGTTCCCGGTACACATGACCGATGCCGGTTTCTATGATGGCGTGGTGGACAGCGTGACCGAACTCATGTATAGCGGTCATCGCAGTCCCAATATCGCCTACCTGTTCTGACATTTTCGCATGCTGCACAGCGATATGTGACGCCATACGGGTGTCATAACTGAGCCTCAGGTACCTGGTGTGCCACTCAGGGTCTATTTGCAACTGGGTCGCTGAGATGTCGACACTGATGCCAGTCCCGGAGACCAGTTCTCCGTTCTCGTCCATCATCTGGTGCTTCCCCCGACCGGTGACCTCTGAGGAGTATTCCGGCTGGATGAACGACCCCTGGACGTTCCCACGGTCTACTGCCTGAGCGTTTCTTGCACCGACCTGTATGGAACCCAAAAGTGCCACAACACCAGGGAACATGACCCCTCCGTGGCGTTCCCGGAACCAACTGACCCCCGGCAAATCTCGCATAGCGTTTGCTGGCACGATGTGACCGGGACGTTCGTTCAATGCCCCTATCAGCCCCAGGACATCCATCACCAGTTGATGGTGGACCGCCTGGTCGGGCATCCGGTACCCGGCCAGGATGTTGACGGGAAGACCTTCAACCAGGGAGTAGTCCCCGATCAGTATTTGGGCGGTTTCTTTGTAAACCCTCTGCAAGTCCTTGTCCAGGGCCCTGCCCTTGGCGACGATGGCGTCAGCACTACCTTGGTCCCCTGTCATCTTGCTGTTCCTGCCGCTGGCGTCGATCAGCCAGGACTCCAACACCGTCGGGTCCCCGGTGTCGTAATACTCCAGAACGGTCTTGTCCAGGTCTGCTTTCTGGTCGTACCAGTCCCGGTAGGAGATGTCCGCTCCGGCCAGGCCCCTCTGATGGGCCAACAGGGGTCCCGTGGGGGAGATGTGCCCGCCGATTGACGCCCCCAGCGGGTGGTTCTGCAGTGAACGGCGGATCGCCCCTGGTGTGGCCCCGTACCGGAGCAGCAGTTCGACCGCTGCGAACACATCGTTGATTTCGGCGGCGTGCTTGGGGTCGTGAATGTGGGTCGGTTCCGACTTCACCCTTTCTTGCGTTACCGGTGAACCGCTGCCGCCTTGGCCCGCAAGGAGGGCTGTTTCGCCCACAGCCGCTACTTCGGGGGACATAACCTCGCCTTGGGTTATAGGCCCCGGGTATCCGACAGTTGTTTCCATTGTCGAAGGAATAGCCAGGGCGTCGTTGGTTATACCGGTGATGGCCCCCCGGGCCCCTACCTTGAAGATGGCCGCCAGGCGGAACCCCGGCCAGAACTCGCTGGCCCTCAGGGCGTCTTCTGACGCCGCCATCAAGATCGCTGGCTGGCCGGTGGTCGGATCCTTCGTCACGGCCAGGGCACGGACAGGGTCCCCATCCACCTTGGAAGTCAACAGTTTCTCTGTGTTGATTTCCAGGTTCTCCCCGGCACCGATGACCGTTGTTTCCCCGTCCAGGACAACCGCATTGTCGGACTTCCGTTCAACTGTTGCGTTGTGATGGGTTGATTTCGACGGGAAGGTTCCGTGGGTCAGGTCCAACCGTTGCGCTTCTGATGTCGGAACCCACACCGTGTAATAGTTCTCGTCTTCCACCAGGTGTTCGGTGTGCTGGGCCCGTTGCGTCATTCGCTCGTTGCCGTTCGTGAACGAATACTCTCCGACCTGCGTCATGGAGTGGCCGGTGGTTCCCCCCGTTGTGTCGGCGTACAACCCGCCGTGGAAGTACCCGGAAAGGCTCACTGTTGACGGGGCCCTGTCAAGATTCTCCCAGAGCCTCAGAACCATCGCCGGATCGGGAATGGATCCCAGTTCAACGATTAGTTGGGTTCGCCTCGTCGGCGTCGCCGTTGCTGCACTGCGGGGGCCCCCGGCAATCGGCGTGGCTTCGTCTGCTGCGAACTCCATGGAGAAGTCTGTCGACCCGGGGTCTCCTGTTACCTGAAAGAGTGTCCCGTCCCCACCGGACTTCATAGACACCCCGTCCGTAGTAACAGGGGTGAACATGCCGTCGGCGTGGTGGCCGTCCTGCGTCCAGAAGGTCCCGGTGTTCGCCAAGAACTCAGATTGGGCGGTCAGGCCAAACACCAGGTAAACCCGTCGGGTTTCCCCTGTTTCGCCGTCCCTCACATAGGTGGGTATCGGGGAGAACTTGTTTCGCTTCAACCGGTTTACCAGACGGCTGTCGTCAGGGATCACCGCCCAGTTCTGGGTGTTCAACGGGTTCTCTGACGCTCGCCTATGGAACGCTGTTGACGCTTCCGCTTCGGTGAGTTTCGCTGACGACCGGTGGTGTCCCGCCGTGTGGGCTATGGGGGCTTCCGTAACATCCAGAGGGAAACTGTTGGTGTTCAGCACATCCCGGACAGCGGTCGTGTCGCCCTGGGCGACTTCAACCACGATGTAGTTGCCTGGGGAATGAACGTCTGGTACCCCTGGCCGACTGGAAGGGTCGGTCACCGTTCGGAACTCGCTCGCTGGCGACGTAGACAGGGAGGCTTCCTGGACAACCGCCAGGTCTGCCCTCCTGGAAATACGAGGAACAAAGCGCACCGGGTCCAGTTTCGTGGCCCGGGGCTTGGACCTTGATTCCAGAGTCAAACCCTCTTTCTTCCCGACGAACAGTTGCGGTCGGGCGGGGATAGGTCTTGCTGTCCTCAGTTGATCTACGACCCCGTCGACCGTTGGGTCTGCGTAAATGCGGAGCCCCGAAGGGCCGCTGGCTACCAGGATCCCCACCCCAGGCTCAAAGGCGTGGGTGTCAGCGACAGTGAACATATCCAGATGCCCCGACATGGGATCTACCAGCGCACCGTCAAGGAGAGCCAACGAATCGGTGATCGACGGTGATGTCGGGCTGCGGCCTTCCAACTCTTGGAGGACCCCGTCATGCCACACAACCGTCCGGTTCCCCCTCATGGATGTGGACGCTTCCATGATCGGTTGCCACACCCTGGCCTGGGCTTCCACTGCGCTGATCCCCGTCAGTTCCCCAACAATGACATGCGCCCTGACGATGGCGTCGTACATTCTTTCCGCTGCGAACATCGGGACCGCTGCGCCTGACGGCACCGACCCGCCCATAAGGGCCATGTCGTCGTCAATCTCTCCAAGGTCGTCAAGGCGGGCCACCAGGTCTTCCCCGATAACCGACCGCCAACCTGGCAGGCCAGTCAACCAGTTGACCTTCGGTACCTGCATGGTGGCCTTCATCCAGGGTGCTTCCGCACCGTGGTAGAACCCGGTGATGGCCCTGAAAGCGTGCGTGTCGGCGGTGATGACCGCACGCCCGAATGCGCTGTTTTCTGGGGTTCCTTCCGGGAACAACCCGTTGTGCATGAACGCCATTGTCTTCAACATCCGCAACGCTTCCACCGGGTTCATCCCAGCGAGGATCTGAGAGACCTTCGCCTGACCAGTACCCAGCGCAGAGCCGTAACTCTTGAAAGAATCCACCGGGGGGAACCCCGCCAAAACCCTGACTTCGTTTAGTTCCTCCAGGATGCCGGGAGGGATGTTCTCCCCGGTATGAGACTTGAGGGACCCGTGCCTACTTTCCAAGGCCCCCAGGATCGCCCAGTTCACATTGTCCGGGTCCCAGGCAGCACGGGGAGACAACGCAGAGACAATCGCCCCCACCTGGTACTTCCTCAACCCGTACCTTTCAGCAACCACTTCGATCAGTCTGTGGAACTGCGGGTACCACTCCTTCGCCTTCTGACGGTGAACCTCTGACACGGCAATGGAGGTGGTGCCATCTTCTATCGCCAGCATGGAACGAACGAAATGAGAGACCAGGGTGTTGTAATCCATGCTCCACAACTGGCGCTCCAACCCCTCCGGGTCAAGGATCACCCCGTTCTCCGGGTCCACATACCGGCTGTTTTGCGTAACGTGGATGTTCATTGTCCCCAGAAGACGACCGTCAGGTGTGGAGTAGAACGAGTTCCATTTCATGTTCGGTGTCAGGGTCAGGTCCGGGCCCCCGTGACGCATCACGATCTGAGCCAGGTCACCTAGTTGCGAAATAAACGACGCCATGTCTGATGCGCCCAGACCGGAATCGACTGCCTTATCAAACAAAGTGCCGTCGTCAAACTTGTCTGAGAGTCGGCTCATTGAGTCACCATGTATCAGCCCGGCGTCTTTGGCCTGGGTGTATATGGCTAGGGCGTGAGTGGCCGCTCCGAAGATGTCCGGGTCCAGGTCTATAGCCCAGTCGGTAAGGGCACGGGAAAATATCTGCCCTGTGTGAGTTGTGACCTGGCCACCGGTTGACTCGTACAGCCCGGTGTTGATCATCAGGGTCCCCAACTCAACCAGGAACGCAGCAAAGGTCGCACGGGGGCCACCCATCGCCGTCGACATATCAAACGTAAGGCCGCCGTCCGCATCGGTACTCCAGCCGTCGACCCCCCGAATCATCCCAAGGTCTAGGGCGTCAACGAGTTGTTCTGTTGAACGGGCGGTAGCCACCCTCAGGTGGCGTGGGGCTTCAATGTCGCCCCTAGTGAAGGCCAACTTCTCCTGCTCAATACCAGTGGTTGCTTGCGCCTCCACTAATCTCGCCCGGACCTGATCCACGCTTTCCAGAATGGCTTCGCTGTCCTTCATGGAAATCGTTGGACGATCCGAAACCGCCGCTGGGGCCATACCCACAACGGGTGTTCGGTACGTTGCCGCTAACCGTTCATAAACTTCTTCAGCCTGCTGGTGGTAACGGTTCCGCATATGGGCCTGGGCCCCCATGCTGATGGTGGCCGCTGCCCCGCCGAAGACACCAGCCCCGGCGAAGAAAGCCAAACCCCGTTCCAACGGATCCATGTCGTTGTCGAAGTTCAAGCCCTCCTGCAAGTCCATTACGTCACCCACGACAGGGGTGAACTCAATCATCCCCCGGAGAGAGTCGGATAAGGACAGGCCGGTTTCTGGCCTGCTGCCGGTTACCCAGTTCGGCATGAACATGCCAGCCGTTGCGCCTAACCCCTCCAAGGGGTTGCGCTTGTAAGTCTCTAGGAGAGTTTCCCGGTCTTGCTGGGGATCTACTGCCGGGTCTTCGACAACATGCTCAGGACTGTGAGGCATCTATCATCATCTCCAGGACGATCTTTGCCCATTCTCTTGTTTCCGTAGAAACATCCTGGCTGCTTGACAACGAATCCAGGAGGGCCAACCGGGCCTGGGAAATGTCCTGAGGTCCTGCGGGCTGAACCATCTGGGGGCGAGGAGACACCTGTCCTGGTGTCGCTCCGGGGTGCGTCAACACATCCGGCAGCCCAGAGGGGCCACCGCCCGTGACCGGGGGCATCCCGGCGACCGGCTTGTTCGGTGTGGCAACCGCCCGTTCGGGTTCGGGTGCCTGCTGAGGTCCGCCGGGGCCCTGCCCGGACGGCAACTCCTTCTTCAGCCGTTCGACTTCAGCCTTCTCGCCGTATGTGCCGCCCTCTGGTTTGTTCAGCGACTGGTTCTGGGTTGGTGTCTTGTCAAGAGAGGTGGGATCAGCCACGGACTTCCGCTCCGATCATCCCACCCGGACCTGCCGGTACACCCATACGGGCCAGCAGACCCGACCCCTCAGGAGGCGGTGGTGGGCCTGGGCCCAGCATCGGCTGACCGCCAGGACCCCCGGGGCCACCAGGGCCTGGACCCATCGGGGCTCCGGGCTGTAGACCAGGTCCAGCCATCGCCGGGAGCATCTGGTTCATCTGTTCCTCTTGCGGCTTCACTACCCACTGCTCAAACAGGTCGAACAGTTCGTCGCCCTGCAAGCGGGCCCGGGCGATTTCCACCAGGGCCGAATCGGGGATCGCTCCCTGTTCCAAACCTTGAAGCAGTTTCGCCAGGGCCATGGCACGGAACTTCTCCGTGTCGATCCTGGCCTGTTCCCTGGCCACATCGGTGAGCCCGTCCAGGTTCTCCTGCACGAACTCTTTGGACACGAACTCGTTCTGGCTGTATTGGATGTGGAGGACCGCCGACTGGGCCGGGTCTCTGCCCATGCCCAGGCCGTACTCCACCCGCAACCGGTTATCCATGTCGATGTCTTTGGCTGGGTTGTATTCCTCCAGGAACTCCTGGTTGCGGAGGATGCCGCCAGCGGTCTTCTCGCCGGGGAAATACTCCTTGTCGACCATGCAGGCGATCCGCAGAGCCTTCTCCAGTTTCGATTGGAGGATCTGGTGGTAGGTGCGGATAGCGGTGTTCATCATCCCCACGGATGACTCCAGGAACTTCGCTGATGCGATGGCCTGGTCGATTTCGCCGGGACGGGACTTGGGCCAACGGCCACCCAGGTGGATGCCTTCCATCAACTGGGCCATGTCGGCCTGGACGTTCAGCGACGAAACCGCTGGGGGGACACGACCGATAGCGCCCTGGGGCCCCAACTCAATGTACGCCCCACCGCCGTAGGGCATTTCTCCGATCAGATCCTTCACGAAGATGTCTGAGTAGACCGCCTGGTCTGCGTAGTCCAACACCATGGACATCAACCGGATGTGAGCCTCCAGGAGGCCTACTACCTGGTCGAACTGGCCACGGAACTCACCGTCCAAGGTGATCCTTGACCCGATGACTATGGGGCATACCCCCACGGTGTTTGGGATCCGTTCCAGTTCGACCGGGTAGAGCGCATAGTCGCCGGAACTAAAGCGGTGGAAGGTGTCATGGTTGCCCTGGTACATGCCGCACAGTAGATATTCATGCTCGTCGTAGTATTCGACCAGCACAACCTTGGTGTTTTCGTCCACTTCGCCCAGACCGTTGTTCCCAACGAACTCGCTGAGAATGATCTGGTAATCCGGCGGTAACTGCGAATAGTAGACCTCCCTTCCGAACATCACCTTGCGGACAGCGTCACCTGGGCGGAACCCTGGCTCCGGGTAACAAGTTCGGGGGTCCCGGCGTTCAATCAGCGGCATCCGCTGCTCAAAGTCCGGGCTGACCGACCAGACGCTGTACCCGTAGGCGGCCATGTCCATGACGGCCCGGGGGATCAGCAGGTCGATACCGTTGGCCTGCATGTACGAAGTAGCGACCCGCTCCATGCGGGTGGCTGTCTTCTTCGATGTTTGGGTGGCCTTGGCTGGCTGCACCCGAATGGTTGGGATCACCGACGCTGCTTCAGCGGTGTCCTCCAATGCGACCTGAATCATGTTCGGTGAACGTGAAGTCACGTTCTCCTCGTCCGGGTCGAACTCATCGAAATCGCCCTTGACGGTGCGGTCGATAACGTCGATCCTCAGATCACGTTCCGTGTACCGCTGCCGCCAGGCGCTATACATGCTGGGGAGTTTGTCAACTTCCAGCATTAGCCCTCTGTCCCTCCGCTAACTCCAACAGGTGGCGTTCCACCTGTGACAAGGGTCGACCGTTCCGGGCGGCAAACGCCCGGTCCCGTATCTCATCCTCCGTGGCTTCTCTGGGGGCAGTGAAATACAAAGGGTCTCCGTTGTCCGAATAGGTGCCGCAGACGATTTCTCCGTCAGCGACTGTCTCCTGGACCTTCTTGAAAGCCCGGGCGTTCTTGTAATCTCTAAACATTATCCCTCAGGTGTCCATAATGAAAGTGTCACCGATCCGACACGAAGCCTTCGACGTTGACAAACTCCGGGCCCCGGTCCTCCTCATGCTCCTCAACCTCAGCGTGGGGTAGCGGCGTGGACAAAGTCGACCGGCGGTAGCCCCACTGGCCACGGGTCATGTGACCTGCCCGCTGGTCTTTCATTTCGACCCTCCGAACGCCCTGTCCCTGGAAATCGACAATGTGCCGACGGCGACGGACACGGGCTGGGACCTTCATCCGCTCGTTGAACAGAGGTAGGTGAGCCCTGTCCAGCAGGTCCCGACAACCCAGGTCCGCAAACCAAGTTGACATAACTCTGTCAGAAAGCATCCCCATGGGGAAAGCGACGAACTCCTCAATCACCGGTTGGAACATCTTGCAGGTAGGGGCGTTACCCCACGGGATGGAGAACATTTCCGCTGTCATCAGCGGGGCCAGGGACTCCACGCCGAACTGGGGGTCCCACTTGTTCTTGTGCGTGGTGTGTGGTACGACCCGGACCCCTTTCTTGGCGAGGTACTGGATGATCTCCGTGTTGTATTGCACCAACTGGGACTGCAACCCGTTGTTCTCCACCCTCCACTCAAACAGCGGGTACTTCTCAGTCCACGAAATGATCTGATCCTTCATTTGGGGCGCTTTCATCGACTTGACCGCTACCTGGTCAACCAGGAAACGCTTCCCGGTCTTCAGATCCACGCCAATCAGCGAAAAAGCGGTATATCCCGAATCCTTGTTTCCGCCCGCCGGGTCCAAACCGGCGATCAGCCGCCAATCGGACTCGTAGTGCCCAATCGTGCGAGAGGTGTCTTTGCATGTATCCAGCATTTCATGGGTGAACGACGCCCCCAGGCCGGGGATGTCGACGTTCTGGTACACCAACTGGAAGTCAGCGGGCCGCATTTCTGACCGGTGGATCAGCGCCTGGTCATACGGGAAATGGTCCGGCCACAGAACCTCCTCGTTCGTGTCGTCCTGGATGCAGGAGTACCGCAACACCTTGTAGCCGGGCCTGTTGGACAGCGTCGAATAGATGTCGCCGGGCGACACTCTCGTTCCGACCCAGATCGCCTTGCCCTTCTTCCCGATTCGGGACAGGGCCTCCTTGTCGATCCACTCCAGCATGCCTGCGACCCGGTCGGGGTTGCGTTGGTTGTCCAGGGTGGCCACATCGTCAAACTTGATGATGTCGGCACGGCGACCATAAATCTGAGCGCCGACACCCAACACCTGAACGGTCGGGTCCTTCTCAGCGGTTTGGCGGCCAGCGACGTAGATCGCTTCCTGGTTCCACACCGACTGCGACCCCTCAGGCTTGAACGGCCCCCAGTCTTCAATCAGGTTGCCCCCGGCCCCCTCGTACAGGTCCGGGTTGCATAACAGTTCGTTGATCGAATGCAGAAACGTCCGGGCGAACGGCAAAGACTTCGACACGATCAGTGTCCGAAGGTTCGGGTTCTTCACCAGCGAATAGATGGTGTCCTTCACCGTGACGTTCGTGGACTTGGAGTGATACGGGGGAAGGTTGATCAGCACCCGGTGGGCTTCGCTGTGGCAGGCCTCCGCCATGTCCCGATGAAAGTCCGGCATCTCATGGTGCTTGTCGCAGTCGGGGCAAATCCAATGCCCGAAGTACCGCTGGTCGAACTCCTCAAAGGTCCCGACCCGGCGCTTCTCGTTCAGGCCCAACGGCGAAATGTTGATACGGGCCTTAGCAGCATCCACCTGGGCGTCACGTTCCTCCCGGGCGATCTTCACCTTCTTGTTCAGGTGCTGCCGGGAAACCCCGTACTCCTTGGAAGCCTCCGTCTGGGTCCAGCCCTCGTCAATGACACGCTTGACAGCCGCCTCAAAGCGACGGTGCTTAGACCACTTGGAGTAGTTGCTCACAGTTGCTCCACCTGGTCCGCCAAATCCCGCAACTCGTCCGCTATCGACTGCACCGACTGTTCCGCCTCAGCGGTCTCCTTGTCGGCTTCCTCACGTTCCGACACCATGGCCGCTATCGCCTCCCAGTCAACGCCGGGATCCTCAACAGCCACCCCCAGGTTCTCCAACCTGTAGTCGGTCACCTCCCACGACATCGACTTCGGGGCCACAGCAGAACCCCCATAGTACGCATCCACCCAGGCACGGGTAACCGCCGTCTTGTCGGAGACAACAATGTTGTGCCGAACCCAGTCGCCGCCATCCAGGCGGGCCCGTATGAACCCCTCGTCAAAATCGGCTTCGCACTCAAAGAGGACAGGGTCGCCACCAACCTGAACCTGGCCGACCTTGATCGAATCGCCCCACTTCGGTTTCTGACCCAAATGGTAGACGTACATGCCGATAGGCATATAGCCGTGCTTGGTCTTGCCGAACCAGGTGCGGAACGAAAACCCGTCAGGGGCAGGCCGCCGGTTCCCGTGGGCGTAAGACTGACCCAGAGAGTTCTTCCAACGAAGGTCAGCGAACCCCAGCGTCTTTCCCGTACTGTGGGAATCCCAATCGGGCATCACACGCACCGTGTAGGAACAAATCACATGGCGGCACGGGGAAACCTCCCGGTACAGCGAGGTGCCGTAATGCTGGTTCTGGCGAAACCACAGGCGCAACCCAGTGGCTGTGCCTAGTGCATGATGGCGGAGTCCCTTCCAGGACTCCTTCCAGTTACCCCGAAAGGTTTCGTGGACTAGGACCCTACTGGCAGGACTCGCAATGTTCGGCCTCATCAACCCCGCACACTAGCGGAGTGTCGTCCTCAAAGGGATCGACAACCGGGGGTGCATCCGAGTCCACCTACTTCTTCTTCTTATACTTGATCAGTTGCGTGTCAGGCTTCGGTGGCTTTCGGCCCCGACGATCCAAGCGGGCACCGATCTTGTGCATGTCCGGTACCCGGCCACTGCCAGGAACCCCGGACCCCCACAAGCGGGGCTTCTTCTTCCCGATCTTGGGGTTGCGCTTCCTGTGGGCCATATCAGTAACCCTTCTTCTTACGAGCAGACCGCTTTGCCGGGGTCCGGCCTTTTTTTGCCATTTGGGGTTGCTCCTGGACCTGTAGCGGCTCCGTAGGAGCGCCGCTCCTGGTGCCGGGCTCCTGTTCCAGGAGATTATACACATGGACCCGGTTCCCCTGGTACTAAACAGACAGGAATCCGATATGTATTAGCGACAGGCGGGTGTCTGATTGTCACTCAAATAGATGGGTGCCCCCTCCCCGCTCCCCAGGCCCCAGATTTATGGACCCCCCTTCGCCTGGAGGGCTGAAACCGCTGGTGGGAGGCCCTTTCTCTTTCTCTGCCGCTGTGGCCGGGTCGACGGTTGACCAGGTCGTGTCAACCAGGCCAGCCGGGGGGCTGGTCCTGTCCCAGGAGAGGCCAGGTCCTGGTCCTGGACGGGATGGCCGGGCGGGTGGTCATGCACCATGTGCCTGTCACCCTGGGTGCGGCCTGGTGGGTGGGCCTGGGCCTGGGCTTGGGCCTGGGTGTGGCCTGGTGCTGGACAGGCCTGGGTGCCGCCTGGCACTGGTGGTGGGCTCGTCATCTGCATCGTTTAGGGGGTGTGACCTGCATGTTTGTATTCT